TTAGTCATACGGGGCCATTACCCAGCCCTCCTAAATGTAGTAGCTGACAGATAGGGATAAACGTGTTTAATCGGTGGATTCTCCTTAATAGTTGCTCTCGGATGAGGTCAAGTAACAGTATCGGGGATCAGACCACTGGGGATGTACAGTAGTGCATTACATCTAAACTAGATAAACGAGAAGCTACAACCATCTTTGGTTAGTACGATAATTTAAACAATACTGTTTATTATCGGGTTAGGTCTATTATCGGCACGAACTTCATCATGATCCTATACATTACATATAAGATATTAGATTACACAGTGTTTGGTTTGTATTTAATATATATATTTATAAAGGGCATCGTTAGGTAAGGTTTGCTTCTGTTAAGACATACCATAGTGATACGATATCTGTTGTCATCTGTTTCAAAATACTAGGGAAAATTTGTGTAACATACCCCATCGACATAGTGAGGGGGTGGAGGGGGAAGGGTGCCTTCCTGAATTAAGTCATCTCCCTGTCTAAACGTGGCCTTCATAGAGTAGAGACGCGGTGCGAGGCATCCGCAAGGAAGCTAAATGAACATTAAGCACCCTTGCAATGGTACCTAGTTCCCTTGCGAGAGTAAGAGAGACACCTCTTTAGGGGTCATGCCCTGAGATAGCAGCCTTTCAGCTGTTATGAGGTCGCTCTCTCTTGTTATAGTACTAAACAAGCTAGTTAAGTCATCATCCCCTTGATTGCTTGATTGTGAAACTAAATGCAATTGAGAATCATTCTCATTGACTTCATTCAATACTCTATTAGTCTTTAATATCTCGCTAATCTCTGAGTTCTTTAGATCGTATTCCGAGACATCCTCGCGCTTGATTTTGTCATCGTAAATAATGCGTCTTGTGTTCCCTTTTAGTTTTGGGAAGTAATTATTAAACGATTCTATAGCGCCTTCTTTTTCTAACTTCTTTAGATGCTTTGAAATGTTTTGAGGTGTACAGCCTAAATCTTTTCCAATCGTAGAGCATGAGACGAAAGAAAAGCCCCCTTTGTTGGCATAGCTTGCTAACACCGCCAACACGCGTAAATTCTCCCCTGTTAGCTTCTTATTTAAAAAGGCCTTAATGGGAACCACACAAAACTTGCGTAAATCCTCGTTTTTATGGGTCTTTAGCTTTATTTGCTCGGGTATTTTGTATTGAGAATCAATCATTTAACTATTATATCAAATTATTTTACAATTACCTATTGACAAAGGGATATCTCTTAGAATATAGTTATTTCAGCAACACTTATTTATAAACCATGAAAGGTACAAAATGAAAACTAAATATTCAAGTAATAAAGAATTGACCCATATTTGGGCAAATGATCCAGATTCTAGCATCGCTAAAAGTGCCAACAACATGCGCTGCCACAATGGCAAGTTATATTCTTATAACACTGTGATTGCTCAGATCGTAACCAATCACAAAGGCCTAGACACTTTTCAGGCTGGCGTTGAAACTGTTGTTTTTAATACAGGAAGTTTTAGCAATACCACGTCAAAACAACAAGGGCTTGCTCATGGCGCTGCGCGCCATTATGACGCCATTTATATAAACCTTCCAAAATGGGGGCTTGATAGCCTTGTTTTTGCACAAGATGCCTTTGACCATTTCATTAAAGAAGCAAGCGAAAAAGAAGCCGCTGCATTATTAGTTAAGGCCTCCCGCTCCCGCTTGCATGCTTCCCGTTATTACGCGCAAGCTGTAGACATATTTGAGAACCTCGCAAAATATGCAGCATTTTTTAAACTAGCTTACACTTCCCCTGATCTTTCAGCAATTCAAGCGCAAGCTGTAGAAGCTGACAAAAAGCAAAAAGAATTAGAAAAGATTAAACGCGCTGAAAGAATCATAGAGCAAGCGGAAGCGCTCGAGCAATGGCGCGCGGGTCATGATGTACGTAATAATTTTGAATTAACAGCGCTGCGCATTAAGAATGACGAAATAGAAACCACACGCGGCGCTCGCATTCCCTTAGATCATGCTATCAAGTTTTGGGGTTTAATTAAGTCATGGCATGACAAAGGCGTGTCATATGTAAAAGATCATCATTCAATAAACTTAGGTCACTATACTGTCAATAAGTTTGACGGCCAAACGCTGACTGTTGGATGTCACTTAATACCATTTAGCGAGATTGAAGGCATCGCTAATCAATTGCAATTATCATAAGGGAATAATTATGACTAACTTATTAAAGAACTTTGTTTTTTTAGTGTTTGGCTTCATAAGTTTTTATTGTTGGCTCTTACTATTACTCATGTTCTAAAGTTATCTCTAAGGGCGTTTAAATAGCGCTCTTAGGGGCTAATTTTGGCCGAAACCATAAAAGGTACATAAAATGATAGCAATTAATAGCATTAATGAATTAAAAAAACACGTTGATGACAGCCCTTATAATGAATTTTGTTTGAAGCTTAATTATGGACTTAGATCTACTAAAAGAATCCAATATTGGCCTGAACATGATTCATGGTGTATTTTTAATGATAGTGATGACAGCATGGCCGAATATAATTCAACGGATGATTTTATAAAGAATGAATTTTTGATTTATAAAGCCATAAATAGCAATGCATTTTTTAAAGATTAATTAAACCATGAAAGGTTAATAAAATGAAAGAATCTAAGGACATCGAGAAGGCTAAAAGCCTTTTAATAAAACACGCTAAAACAAAAGGCGTTTATGAGAATTTTGGACAGCGTGAAGTAATAAAGCTTAAAGATAAATACGGAAATACACCACAAGTAAGCGCTTTTTTTGATTGGTGTATTAATTACACAGTTTATTAAACCATGAAAGGTTAATCAAATGTTTATTCAAACACATGTACAGATCGAATTATTAACTAGAACCCTAGCGCTTGCAATTACAGCTCCAACCAATGAAAAGGCCAATGAATGCATTGAAATAGCTGCTTCATTTATGCGAGGCCTTCCCGCTCAAACTGTAGAACGCTGCAAAACAGAAGCGTCAAAAATGGCGGGTTTAATTTAGAATTATCTTTAGGCGTCTTGCTGCACAGGGCGCCTAATGGCTAATTTTGGCCTAAACCTTAAAAGGTAAATCAAATGACTATATCAAATAAAGATGATGTAATTGATTCAAGAGATGTAATTGAAAGAATTGAAGAATTAGCACTCACTCAAATTCAAGTCTTTAATGAGCAACAATCAATTGAAGGTGATGACGATATGTGCATCGAAGAAGATGATTATAACAACAATCATTTTAGGAATTGGCTCAAAGAAGGTGAAGGAATTGACATTGATCGAGACGAATTAATATTGCTTTTAGAATTACAAGATCAATGCGAAGAATTATCAGATTGGGAGCATGGCGAAACACTTGTACATGCTGATTATTGGGTTGATTATGTTTATGACCTACTCAGAGAGTGTGGAGACTTACCCAAAGAGATTCCACATTATATCAAAATAGATTGGGAAGCTACCGCAAATAACATCGAGCAAGATTACATGCGCGTTGATTTTGGCGGTGAGGAATATCTCATTCGCAATTGTTAATTAAACCATGAAAGGTAAATTATGAAATATCCTTATGCATTCGCATGCGTGTGCGTTGAACTGTCATCTAAAATACCCGATGTTTCAACAAAGTATTCTAGGGCTGATTACGTAAACGCAATATTACAACTTGCTGAATCCGCAATGACTGAATTAAAAATCACTGATGAAACCACTGACCTAGATGAATTGCTAACAGATTGGTGTGCCAAAAATGATTTTGAATATCTATTCCACTAAACCATGAAAGGTAAATTATGAAATTTATCGCTTATTATCGCGTGTCTACTGAAAAGCAAGGCAAGTCAGGTTTAGGCCTTGAGGCGCAGCAAATGATCTGTTATGAGTATGCAAGGCGGGTTAATGCTGAAATCATAGCTGAATTTACAGATGTTGAAAGCGGCTCTGATAATGATAGACCCGAGCTGCACAAGGCGCTAGAAATGTTAAATACTGACAAAGAAATAAGATTGTTAGTAGCGAAACAATGCAGATTAACGCGTTCAGTCGCTTTAATGTCGAGCCTCTTAGAAAAGAAAGTCCCATTAACCATAGCTGAGACACCCGAAGCTAGTATATTTGAATTACATATTCGAGCTGTACTGAACGAGGAAACTCGTAGGCAAATCAGCATCAACACTCGCAATGCACTCATGGCTGCAAAGGCTAGAGGTGTAAGGCTTGGCGCACCAGCACATATTTTAAAAGAAGCAGCCTATGAAGGTGGTAGGGCGCAATCTAAAATCAAAACAGCATACGCATTAAAAATCAAACCCATGTTTGACTTAGCCATGGAAAATTGTGGCAAAAGATCATGTCGTAACATTGCACAAAAACTCAACGAACTAGGCGTAAAAACATACTCGGGCAATCCTTGGAGAGCGCCAAATGTATCTTACTATTTAAACAATATCAAAGACAAGGAGACAAAAAGATGGTAGGAAAAGTCACGCCTAATGACATGATGTCATGCTCAAGGCTCCCAGCACTTTTGGGATTTAGCAAGTTTAGAACGCCAAACGATGAACTTAAATACACAATGAATGCAATTAACAACATTGAGAATGAGTTTGTTGAACAGGAACCTATGATATGGGGTAACTTAACCGAGAAGTTAATCTTAGCCGAAGCATGCAAGCGCCTAGGCGTTGAGATTGATGTCCTCGATCATGAGAAGCCCTACTTTCATCCTGACATACCACTAGCCACAAGCCTTGATGGCACAGCGCTTGGCAATGATACTGTCATATATACGGATATCTCGAAAGGGATCTACGTTATGGGACAGGATTCAATCAAGCTCGATAGTTTTGGTATCTTAGAAGCAAAGCTCACTGCACAGGAAGCGGAAGAAAATCCAGCCTTGTATCGCGGAGTTATTCAGCTGCAAGGACAGATAGACATTATGAAAGCTAACTGGGGCGCACTTTGCGTATTGTATAAGGGAACTCAGTTACGCATCTTCTTATATGCCCGCAATGAAGATCAGATTAACATGATTCATAATGCTGTTACTGATTTCCAAGAGCGAGTGGACAAGTACAAAGCCAATGATGAGATTGAATGGTATCCGTTAAGTGATTCATTCGAGGCAGCAAGGGTATTTGATCGCGCTGAGAAGGCCGAAGTAGAAATTCCCGAAGTAGAGATCCAAGCTGAAAAAATAATTGTTCTCAGAGACAAGATTGCAGAAGCTGAGGATGAGATTGATCGGCTTCAACGTAACATCATGGAACAGATGAGAGATTATGAGGTATGTAAAGCTGGACGTTACAAAATCTCATGGCCTATGCGTTCTTATAAAGCACAGCCAGCAAAAACTGTGCCAGCTAAGGAAGCGTACGTTATTCGTCAATCTAAATTATCAATTAAGGATCGCATATGATTAAGAGATTAACTCATTTTCAGATCCGTAAGAAATGGCGCATTAAGTTACACGCTAAGAGATGCCACGATCAGGATCAGTCAGGCGCTAGGTATAGCAGAGATGCATCCGTACTTAACCGAGCCATGGATATGTATAAGATTGATGGTAGGAGAGCAGCATGGTAGACAATGATCAAGATCGTTTTGAAGTAGAAGTTATGAGTCAATTACAACAACAGGAGAAAAGTATGAAAACTATATCAGCAGCATTTATTAAAGCACAGAAGGAGTTTGCCCCAGCAATTAAGACAGCCACTAATCCACACTTTTGCAGTAAGTATGTGAACTTGGAAGGCTGTATTGAAGCAGTCATTGACGCACTACATAACAATGGCATTGGTCTTATACAAAAGACACATGATTGTGATGATGGCGTTAAGGTAGAGACTGTATTTATCCATGAATCAGGTGAGACTTTAAGTGGTGGCATCTTACACATACCAGCATCTAAGATAGATCCGCATGGTGTCATGGCATCACTTACTTATTGTCGCAGAGGAAGTCTAATGGCAGCCTGTGGTATTGCACCAGAGGATGATGATGGCAATTTAGCTACAGAAAGGTCTGGCAGTGTTGCAAAAAAGCCACAAACTAACCCCTATTTGTTCTATATTCCAGGGAAAGATGCCATTGTATGCCCTGATTTATTGACATGGGAGAGTAATTTTGATCAAATAAGTGAACAGTTACTAACTACATCACTATCAACTGACGATAAAATATCTAAACTCAAAGCACTAATGGAAGCTAACAGGCCAACATTAGACCGCATGTCCCCTGAAACAAGAGTGAAATACGTAGGCAAACAAGCTACACGTATGAACAAAGCTAAAGGAGCTTAACATGAAACCCGTACTAACAAACTTCAATGCATTTGACTATCGCTTTCCGCGATCATACAAAGAAGCCACAGGAAATGATTATGAATCTAATATCATATCCTCCAAAGAGAAAAGGCAACGCATATGGACAGCCACTAAGGTGTCTATAGGGATTGCCATTCCTTTGTTTGCTTGGCTTACTTATTCATTACATACATTGTAACTTCGAAGCCGAAGCGCATTTCAGTAGCAGCTGGAGTTGTCCACATGGTATTAGTCCTTAATAAAATACAAGCAACATAGCTTGTGTATATTATTATCGATAATTGTATATACAAAGTATATACGTAAAACCATGAAAGCTACCTAAGCAAAGGAGACTTTATGTTAGATGTTGCAGCAATAATGTGTATGAGTTTGACTATGTATCATGAGGCTAGGGGGGAACCATTCCCTGGCCAAGTGGCAGTGGGTTACGTACTTTATAGGAGAGCTGATTTTGATACAAAAAATATATGTAAAGAAACTTATAGGCCATATCAATTTGAATGGACTAGCAAAGCTTTTAAAGTACCTACCA